GCCAGAGACTGGAATCTCTTTGATTGTCGGGACCGAAAACGGGGTCACCTTTACCGGCCCCTGGTCCCCGGACCCCTCCGGTACCTCTTGCGGAATCGGCACCTGGTCCCCGGACCCCTGCTCTTCTTGTACCTCAACAGCGCCTGGATAATTGTCCCCGGACCCAGGTTCGCCATCTGTCGTCTTGAACTGGTCCTCAGGACCGTCGGGACCCTCTGGCTCGGATCCTTCGTCGGACCCCATTTCGAAAGTCTTGGTTCCTCCGAGGTATGTTCTCAGGATCTGATCGACGGGCAGGAGCTCGTCAAGAGTCTCTGTGATTGCTTCCCTGGCAATCGAATTCAGTTGGTGCATGTCCCGTTCTCTGAGAATCTGTGCGCGATCCTCGAGCATCCTGGACATGTTGTTGATGCACTTGTGAATAAAGTCAGAGTTGCTCGGGAGCTGCACACTGAGCTTGGCCGTCTGGGACTCTTTGCGAATAGCGCGAGCCATGTGATTGATGTAACATATGAAGACAGCCGCCAGGAGATCGGAAAAGAATGAACAGCGAGACTCGAAATCCTTGGTGTGCTCTGCGATGATCGTGTTGTTCCAGTTGATCGTCTCTTCGCAAAGAACCTTGAAAGCCTTGTTGGTGTTGTCGCGATGAGACCGGCCGCGAATCTTAGCCTCCTCGAACATGTCGGTAAAAATCTTCTCGAGCACCGGCGTCATCTTGGTCACGAGCATATTGGTGTACTTTTCCATATCAGTGGGTCCCTTTTTTTCTCCTGATTTCCTGCGCGAGGTGCTGATAACTGGTCCCCACAGCTGGTCCAGTGGTCACCGCGGGTTTGGGTCGGCCCCAGTCGACGTGCATGGTCCACTCGGAAACCTGTTGTGCAGAGTAACCGAGAAGGCCAAGTTGTCTCACTAGGTACTTGGTCGCCTGAGTTCTGTCGTAAAGCGGAAGACCAGGAACAAACTCCGGAACCTCGAGAACTGTCTGGGTTCTGCCTTGTTCGATGGTCAATCGAATCTTGCGCATGAAGCTCTCGAGAATCTGTCGGAACGTCTCTTTGCGTATTCTGTTCTTTTTTGAAATGGCCTCCTGGGCCTCGCTCGCCTTCAACATATTTTTAGTGACGATTAACAACTGGCGTCAACAACGCGACCGGAATAGTTCATGGGATCGAAGAATACCATGCGGGTTGGGTCAACAGATACGGTGTTTACCGGCACGAGGCCTGGATTCTCACGAGTCAGCTTCTGAACAGCAGTCTCGTCTGTTGGCTGAGGCTTGCTGAAAACCCACCAAATAGCCGCCAGGAGAATGAAGAGCCACAGCATTACTATGGTCAGGGTTTAAAATTTTCGTCAGCCAATTCAGTATGAACACCTTGTTTTATTCAGAGCGGTGCAGCCACTGTGCCGAGGTACTGGACTTTGTCGACCGTAACCACGACCTCAAAAAGGTGACTCGGTTCCACGACGTCAACCGCCAGGGTGTGCCAAAGGGCATCACTCGTGTACCTACTCTGGTGAAGCTCGACGGAACGGTGGTCATCGGTAAAGAGATCCTTGACTACTTTGACAGCCTCATCGTTCCGAGCCTGGAAGGCAACGACTCTGGTTTTGGAACCTTTATAGACGGTGGTTCGGACGAGTCGAACCTCGACCGGTTCGGGGCTTCGCTGGCTCCAAGGATGACCAAGGACCTGGAGGCTAAGATTAACGCTAACGTCAAAGAGTCTTTCAAGGTGTACGAGCCCGTCTAGGGTCCATGGACCTAGGGGGGACTTTTTTCAGTACCACTATAAATGGCGATGATTGTGACACCCACAATACGAGGACTGGTTCAGCGCATGAGGGAACTCGAACGCATGGGCCTGACAAACACCCCGTTGTATGCGCGTGTGGTTGCTATGCTCAACCGACAGCTCATGAATGAGTTCCGGAAACTCCCTCAGTAGTCTTTTCAGTGCCCTTATAAATGGCATCACTCGAAAGAGTCGTTCAGCGTATGCGGGAACTCGAACAACTTGGATTGCAAAACACACAAGAGTATGCTCATTTGTTGTTGATGATGCGTTCATTTCTCTTTGGGTCACCTGCCAAACCGGTCAATGTTATCGCGCGAGAAGTCAATCGACTGCGTAATCTCGGCGTCAGAAGCCAGACAAACGACGCATTGCTGAGATACGCCATCCCTATATTCAAGGTTCATCGCGGCGCAGTATTCAGAAATGCAGCGCAGGCTGCCGCGAAGGCTGCAGCTGCTCGTGTGATCCAGAGACACTACAAGCAACGGTTGTACACTCCAGTGAACAATGTCGGGACCGGACTGGGGGCGGGCTACAGAAGTTTAAAGTCAAAGTACCCAAATAAACCATGATCCTGACCACGGTGCAGGGATCGGCTATCAAGTCGGTCTTTGAGACCCTCAAGGATCTCTTGAACGATGTCAACTTTGTGTTTGATTCTAGAGGTCTTGTGGTTGCGACGCTAGACACGGCCCATGTGACCTTTGTGAGTCTTCGGCTTTCCGCGGAGAATTTCGAAAAGTACGAGTGTCCCCAGCGGTTCGTAGCGGGACTGAACATCTCCAACACGTTCAAGATTCTAAAGATTCTAGGAAACTCGGACACGCTGAGCATGAGCTCCGAGGATAACCAGCTTCGGATCACCGTCCAGAACGAACAAAAAAAGTCAAAGACCGTCTTTGATCTCAAGCTCATGGACATTAACGAGGAGTCTTATGACATGGGCGACCTGTCCTTCGACGTCCAGACCTATGTGAACTCGGCCGTGCTCCAGAGGACGGTCCGGGACATGTCAAACTATGCGACTGACCTGACCGTGACTCGGACCGGTAAGATCCTTCGGCTCGCGTGCAAGGGTGACTATGTCGACCAGACCACCGAGCTCGAGACTGAAGAGGACTTTCCGGGTGAACTGTCATTCGTCTACTCGCTCAAGTATATCAACATGTTCACAAAGGCTACCAACGTGTGTTCGAACGTCATGATTAGCCAGAATTCCACGGGTGCCATCATGTTCAGGTACTCGATTGCAAACCTGGGGGACCTGGACTTTTACTTGGCTCCGAATTCAGAGGCCTAAGAAAACTGGTCCCCTGACCAACTTAGTTGATGACCCTGGTCTGACCCAGGATGTTTGTCACTTTGATCGGAACGTCAGGGCCCTTGTGTGGAGCACGGGTCAAGGTCACCTGAAGTCCATTTTTGAAACTCAGCCTCCAGTGCCATTTGCGAGTGTGCAAAATGTAACCAGTCGCAGGTACATGGTTACACTTGGGACCGGCAAAGGTCTTGAACCTTTCCGTGATGTCCGGGTCCGGGGACCAGGAGTCCGATGACCAAGTCCGCGCCTCAGAAACCGTGAAGAAGACACCCGCCGGTGGTTCTTCAGGGGGTCCCAGGCACGAGTAGTTACGTGAACCGTACTTGTAGTGGTAGACCCATGCACCGTCGGTGAACCTCTCACGACCGACGATCGTCAGGTTCCTTCTGTTAAAGAAGTACAGTAGGTTAAAAAACAGTCGTATAATCATATTTATGGAACATGAAATTGAAGAGCGATTAAAAACGTGTACACCGGAAGAAGCCGTTTCTTTTTTACTTGATTGTATACCTTTTATCAAGGAACTCGAGTCTCGACCGGCTGATACCCAACGGACACTCATGGGTATTCAAAAGACGACCGAGACTCTGAAGGGGGACGTTTACAAGCGGTTCCATAACAAGGTTTTTCTAGGTATCGAGACGACCGAGACTCGAAACATCTACCAGTGTCCGTGCGGCTCGATGAACACCGTGCACACCGCAGAGTGCGAGCAGGTATGCGGCGACTGTGGCCACGCTGAGTTTATAGACACTGACGAGCTCGGATTCAAGGAGGAACAGGAAATGGACAAGATTGTAGCTTACTCGTACAAGAAGGAGAATCACTTTAACGAGTGGATGTCTCAGTTTCAGGCCAAAGAGTCTACGACCGTGCCCGAACACGTCATTTCGGCTGTTCGGGAGGAAATCAGAAAACAAAAACTCGGCAAGGTGGAGCACCCCAAAGTGCGCGAGATTCTCAAGAAGCTAAAGCACAACAAGTTTTACGAGCATGCTCCATATATAGCCATGGTTGTCAGCGGCAATACGCCTCCGGTCATGTCACAGGAGCTCGAGGACCGTCTCAGGCTCATGTTCCATCAGATTCAGGCACCATTCAAGAGACACTGTCCCGGTGACCGAACCAACTTTTTGAGTTACTCTTACGTTCTTTACAAGTTTTGTGAACTCTTGGGCGAGGATGAGTACCTCAAGTGTTTTCCTCTCCTGAAATCAAACGACAAGCTGTACAAGCACGACCAGATTTGGCGCAAGATTTGCGAGGACCTGAGATGGCAGTTCATATCGACGATCTAGACCCACGAACCAATGCGAGTCTAGAAAATGAACCAGGCCTCACCTCGGTTACGGTTCGCCTCGGCTTGTTTCTTGCTGATCGCCTTGACATTCGGATGAGCTTGAATGAACGTGTCGATGTACCTCGGAAACTTCTCGTACATTTTAGCTATCGGTGGTACTACGGTTTTGTACTCTTCGAGTGTGGCAAGCCACCTCTTTTGTGCATTCATGTGCTTACGAACACCTTCGGACGCGAGGTTCCTCAGGTGTAGGTACCTATTGGCCTTGCCTTCTCTGAATGCGTTGAAGTACCTTTTTCTGAGTTCGGCCTGTACCATCCGCTTGTACTTGGGTAGCAGCTCCTTACCGAGAGCCCACTCGAGGTCCTGGTTGCTCAGATGTCTCAGGTCCATATTACATGGCTCCGAAAATAGGCATTCCACCCACCCACTGTGTTCCTTCCGGGACCGTGGTTCCCATTGGTGCAGCTGCCTGGGCCATCTGGGGTGCCATTGGGGCTGCTGCCATCGGGGCCATCTGGGGAGCCATTGGAGCTGCTGCCATCTGGGGAGCCATTGGTGTTGTTCCATTGGGAACAGCCATTGGAGCTGCTGCCGTCTGAGGGGCTTGCCACTGTCCGCTGGTGGTGGTTGTGTTAGACTGTGGGTTCGTAGTCACCGGACCGTAGCTCGATGACCGCTGGTACCAGATCATGACGATCAGAAGTACAAGTGCAACCAGGACTGCAATCATTTACTAGATGCTCAGAAAGTTCTGGTCCCCGGACCCCAAAAGACCTGCTTGACAATCTCGACCTGAGCGTTCACCTCCAGGTTGAACTGTGTGTCCTTGTCTAGGCCAGAAAAGCTCTGCGCCGCGTCTAGGGAATCCATTTTTATTAGTCCCGAAAATTATGGAGCTTGCGATAGGTGCAGTGGACTATGCTCTGAACGAAACATTCAGACTGCCTCCATCGGATCAAAGGGATGATGCACTGTATCATCTTCGTCAGGCTCTAAAGATGCTCCAAGCCGAGAAAGAGACCCAGGACACAATGACAGTGATACCTTTTTTGATTCTAATGTTGAGCCAAAGTTCAGCAGTAAAGCGCGCGGTTTCCCGGAAAATTTCAGGTAGTTCACAGCCTGAAGCTCCTCGCGAGGTCCAAGACGAGACACAGCCTTGAGCTCCACCACGAGATCCTCGAGCACAATGTCGCATCGAAAGTTGCCAACGACGTGACCCCGAAAGACAATAGGAAGGACCCGTTCAGTTTCATACTGGAAACCAGCTAGCCGAAGTGCCACCTCCATCGCACGATGGTACACCGCCTCGCTGTGACCGGGTCCGATCGTGTCAAATACGGATGTCGCACAATCAAGGACCATCGTCTCGGTCTCGAGACCCTTCATTCAATTTGGTGACCCGCTAGGTTTTAAGGGTCTGTAGGGGGTTTTTCTAGCATACCGACCAGATCGCCAAACCTCGTTGATTTTTCGTGACAGCTCATGGTTGTTTGGAAGTGGAAGACGCTCACCAGTCTCACGGAAGTGCTGGAGGCGAAACTGATGTGGAGCAACGACTGAACTGGTACCGAGACGATGGTACGTAGTGCGGGATCCACTCGGTGCAACTACTCTTCGGACGTTTCGCTTGTGTTCCGGAAGAGCCTTGAAGTTTCTGAATGCATTCTGAATCGTATAGGCTGCTCTCTGTTCAGCAAACGTCGAGTACAACTTTGGCATAGTTACACGCTTACCCGCATCGTTGAAGAAGTAGTCTTTGTAAGTTGGTGCTCTGTTACGAGAAATCTTTCTGGGCACAAAATCGATCATTTTCGGATCGACGTAAGTCATCCACCATGCCAGGTCCCTGTATAGACCGTGGCGACCCTTGATTATCTGAAAGTGTTGCTGATTGAAGTAATCGTGGCCGCGCTTAACGAGTCCGCCACTGCCAGTCGCACTACGTATACCCTCGGCGTAACTTTCCAGTTTACTATTTGAAAGGTTACCGAAATGTTTGTGTACGAGTCTCTCGCGATTCAGTGGGTTCATTCCAGCGGGACGGTTCCGTTGGAAACCCTCAACGCGCTGTCTCAGGTTATTTACTGGAGTTTCCGCATAGAGCCGACGAACATTTTCGAGGCCCTTCATATGATACGTGCTCTGATTATATTTTTGGCGCTCCTGATTGTCGTCTTTACCAAAAGAGGATTTGAGATCCAGTCGATCGACGGTGTTCTGACGCAGGAAGAGTGTCAGCAGGTCATCTCGGACGCACAATTCAGTCCGAGTACAACCATAGGCGGGTCCTCGGATCTTCGGACGTCTGAGACGGCGTGGCTACCCAAGGATCACCCAGTGGCTCGAAAGGTACTCCTTAGGGCATGTGATCTGACTGGACGCTCACTGGAAAACTGTGAGGACCTGCAGGTGGTCCGATACCAGCCTGGGACCTTTTACAAAGAGCACCAGGACTCGTGCTGCGACGGGTCCCAGGAGTGTTCGGAGTTTCTAAAGACTCGCGGCGAACGCGTCGGAACTCTGCTTGTGTATCTCAATTCTGATTTCACAGACGGTGAGACCAATTTTTCGGTACTGAAAAAAAGATTTAGGCCTGATCCAGGCTCGGGCATATTCTGGAACCCCAAGGGTTGTCCACCCGAGGCGCTGCACGCGGGTATGCCCGTTTCCGCGGGGGTCAAGTACGTGTGTAACGCTTGGGTGCGCCAACATTGAAAGATCCACTTACTAGAGGTGTGTTCCATATTATTTTCTTTCCCGATCTGTCTGATTGACAAGTTTAAACCAGGGTGGCATAAAGCTAGGCGTCTTGTTGTATTCTGCGATGTGAACCATTCCTGGCTTCATAATACTGCGTGCATGACTTGCATTTCTTACGCGAATCAAGTTTTTACTGGACGGATCGGCTACGTAATGCTCGGCTGTGTAAATTGAGACTTGTACTGGTTATTGGGCAAGACCTTTCCAAATTTGAGCAATTATTTTTTCAGTTAGAGAGTCGTCTGGCTGAAAGCTATGAATCTCGTGTACCTCGTAGTCGGTGGCCACCCGGGGTACTACAAGCTCCTGGATTACTGCGTAAACACCATTCGGAACATGAACAAGGTTGATATCCTGGTAATGTGCGAGGACCCGAGCCTCGTGGACCTACCAGTGACCAAGTATGAGACCGGTCCGAACGAAGGTCCGATGCAGGTGTCGATTCGCAAGACTCAGATTTTCAAAGTCCCCGGTCTAGAAAAATACGAAAAGATCTTGTACCTGGACGCGGACATTGTGGTTCACGGATCGCTCGATCCTCTGTTCGAGGCTATCGAGGACCCGGACACGCTTTACGTAATGTATGAGTCAGGTACCGAGCACATTTTCCGGACCGACAAACCGGTTCCCAAGGGTGTCAAGGGGTTCAACTGTGGTCAATTCGGGTTTATGAATTCGCCGCAGATGCGTGCTCATTTTCAGACGGTTGCCCAGACGATCCGGGACGAGTTTGATCCCAAGGTTCATTTTTACGAACAGGTGTTTATGAACGACTACTTTTGGAACAAAAAGACTTCATTGCTACCGGGCATCGCGTTCAACAATGACCCGCCAAAGATTGTGCAGCACTTTATGAATGCCGCATGGCCTTGGCAGTTGAAACTAAGAATGATGCAGGCGTTCCACGCCAAGGTTGAAAAGTACGTTCAAATGATCGAGACTCGCAACGACCTTTACAAGGTTCTGAAGCTCGAGAGTCCAGTGATTGGGGTATTCAGGGGTGAGTTTGCCAAGGTGCTCATGGATACATTCAAACCTTCGAGGCTCATTCTGATCGATCCATGGGTACCTGGACAGGTGTGCTCCGGAGACCAGGACGGAAACAACATGGTGTGGATCGATGCCGAAGAGGCTTACAAGGAGGTCCTGGAGATTCAGAGGGTGTTTTCTAAGGATGCCCAGATTGAACCGAAGTCACTAGACATGCTTTATATCGACGGCGATCACAGTTACGAGGGGTGCAAGACGGACCTGGAGCTCGGTCTGAAATGGGTGAAGCACGGCGGTTGGATCTGCGGACACGACTTTTGTATGAACCCGGCCAAGACGTCTCAGAGGTACGATTTCGGGGTTGAGCGCGCGGTCGGTGAGTTTTGCGTCAAGTACGGCTTGAATATACACTGGCTGGCTATGGACGGTTGCGTGTCTTACGCGATCCAGCGCTGATTTGACCGGTACCGCTTGGAAAACTCGGGGTTGGTGCGCTTCATGAGAGTCGCGAGGGCACCGACGCGACGGGACACGGCAACTGCTGTGCGTCTGCGAAGTGTGTTCTTGTCGAAAATCGGAGCGATCGAGTGCTCGAAACTAACCATGCGATTCACTAGTTTCGTGAGTGCTGCATGTCTCTTCGCTTGAGGATCACGTACCGAGTAGCCGTACTGGGACAGGCCACCGTGGCGAAGCGTGAACAGCTTCTTGCCGCGGCCTGGAGCACCGCGGTTCTTGATGGAGAACACTGATCCCTTTACCGGTGTGCCATCTGAACGCACATAGGCTCTGCGACGGATCATCATTTGGTAATAACACTGAAAATTTTCCCCAATTACATAAATGAACTGGGCCGCGAGAGAAGCCGCAGCCGATGGCAGTGAACCAGAGAGCAGGCCCTCATGCATCGCAGACAGCGCGCTTATTCAGCAGTGGCACATCATAAATTACGCGCAGCTTACTCAAAAGGTACCAGAAGATGATGGATGCAGTTGCAAATTACAAGGCAAGACGCACACATCGTCTTGGTCAGATGCCAAACGGTTCGATCGTTTTGCTAAAAATAGTCGGTAATAATAAATGAACAGCATCGCTGATCCCCTGTTGCCTCGTATGACTGGTCGCGAGCTCGCCATGATGATGACCGCGTCAAAGAGCCTCAGGAACCGGATCAAGGGGAGCAAGCTCTATGAAAAGGTCATGGGGGCTAAAAAATCGCACGAAGCTGCCCGGAACCGCGCTCAGAGGGCAGAGTCTAGACGATTCTTTGATTCGCAGGTATTGACCGCGCTACTGACAAACTCGGAAGCCGCAAAGCGCAGAATGGTCAACTATCTCAAAGGCCACAACAAACATTCGGTAACCAGAGGTCCAAACAGGTGGAACAGGTTTACAATTCACGGTAAAACATTCAATGTGACTCCTACCGGTGAGGTGTATCACGAGGTTCCAGAAGGCTACTGGGTATTGGCCAAAACAAAAGGAAGTGTGTTCACCAAGCGGAACCTTAGAAATTCAAATTGACCACAAACCGTTTGAGCTACCGCGGTATGGTACAAGCAGGGCTTTTACGGCCTCGGCCAGAATGACTGCATGAACACAAAGGGAACCTACGATCAGTTTCTCGTGACTACACAGTCACCGGAATCCGCGGCATCGTCAAGTGCTCACTGCGATTTCCGTTTGTACCGCCGGCGACTTACCGAGTTCTGGAGACGTATTCATTGGTCGAAGCTGACAAGTCGTTTGTGCAGGTCTACTCGAGGACCCCAAGGCCGGGAAACACGTTCATCGACGCCATGCGGTCAAAGCTGCGCCAGTGGGGCTACGACCCGAGTGACATACACGTGACCCCGGTTACAGTTGACTAGCGTACCACTGGCCGAGTGGGGTCAGGCTCATGTCGTCGTTGAAAACAGAAGAGAACCACATGCACGGGTCTTCCAGGGTGCGTGTCTTCCATGAGTACCGTTGGATATAGTCCCGGTACTCGAGGACCGGCACGACCGCCTTGAGGAATCCCAGAACATCGTCCGGCGTGTACTTCGTTGACTTGGGTCCCCCTTTGGCGGTCCAGTCTGCGACGGCAAACTCGGTGATCCAAATTGGCTTTTTGTAAGCCTCATGAACCGCATCGAGCCAGTCTAGGAAACTTTGGGGACGTGCAGGTCCGTACCAGTGCAGGCACACGAAATCGTACTCGCCCTGGAACTGCGACAGCCATGACCCGCTAGATACGGGACTTCCAGCCGTCGCAGGGCTACCGACGAGCCCGCCAGCAGCCTGCACACTCGGCCACATGTCGAGAGCGCGTTGAGGAGTAAGGTTGGACTGGGCAGCACCGTCAGGCTCGTTGAATCCAAGGACAAAGTTCGAAGGGGAGGGCACCGGTGTCTTTGCACCCCAAACCATGGGTACGAAGGGGGGCGGTGATTTGGTAAAATCACCGCTCGCTACATTGGAAGTCGGCTGAGGGCCCCAGTTGTAGTACCAGTTCGGGTTGAGCTTGAGCACGTTGGCGTCCGGATACACAAACCCGCGCTTCATTTCTTTTTAGGAGCAAATATTAATGTACCAGAGGGCGAGGAACTATGGCGTAAGGGTCGCCGGTCCTGAACTCCTGAGTAGGTCTCTCAGAACACTAGGCCGTTCATCAATTCGTACCACGCTTATGTCAACGCCGTGCGCAACACAAACAACAATTCGAAGCGCCGTAATGCAAAGCGTGCAGCTCTGCGTCTAGGTAACGGCATATTCGAGACTTATGAACGCTCGACATCAAAGAGTGGCCCGATTGCACAGGGTTTCAGGAATGGTGCAATCCAGAGTCTGCTCTGGTGGACCCCCGGTGTCATGGCAAGAAGGATCATGCCGCGGGTCCAGACAAACTTGAACTAAAGGATAGGCGCGACAGTAAACTAAATGGGCACTTTCCTGGTCCGCGACTCGGAGCAGGACATGCAGGGTCGAATCTCACACATTGCAACGGCAAAGGTTACTGACGGTCAGATTCAGTGGCTGTTCCTCGACATTGTTCGCGAGGCGGACATTACCAAGATTGGCCAGGCGGTCATCGATGCTCTTGATCTTCCAAACGTGACGATTCGCAAGCTCACTATGGATGAGCACCTCAAGTGGCTGTGCGAGACGGTGTCCAAGTCGAGCTACAAGTGGCCTCTGCTGGGTCACGCACTCGACAGGGACATTGAGTTTATGTTTCGCAGCTCGACGGATTTCTTCAATGGTGACCCCTTGAAGTTCCCAGGGTGCCAGCGTACCAGTTGGCAGCGCATTGTGAAAGTATGTACCCAAAGGCTGCTCACGAATTGCCCGGTGACCTTTCGCATGGCGAATCCGACAGGTAACTGGGGCTCGGCGACACTCGAGACTTTTGTTGACAAACTTCTCGGGAGGGCCCAAAAGCACAACGCCGTGGCTGACGTCGTGGACCTGGTGGAAGTTCTCAAGATTGCACAGTCGCTAGATCATTTCAGGCTTCCCAAGGAGAATTTTCTCATTGTAAAGCCTTGCAACACCCTGAAAGCATCAAACGAATCTTGTCGTCCTGTGTCAAACGAAAATTGAGAACATTTATGGGCGAAGCGAGGTCCACGGTAGGACCTTCGTGACGTGCCCTTAGCCGATACACCATATTGATTATAGAGTAAACGACTCCCATTGGACCTTCTACAGTCTTAGGAATGTCCACTGGTATTCTTACTGCCGTGTAGTCTCGACCGACAAACGGACCTATGGGGAGCTCTTCAGTCAGAGACCCGTCGAGGAATCCGAGGTGTGGCTCGAAAAGAAACGGAATGGCGATGCTTGCGGCGACCGCATCAGCTACGCGCATCTCTGGTGCAGTGTCTTTGGAAAGGTACACTACAGTTCCTTTTGCCACTGAAGTTACTGCGATGTGCAGAGTCACATTCGTGCGTCGGAAAAGTTCCTCGAATGTTTCCGATGAGTGTTCCAGTAGATGGTCACGGATTTTTTGGGTACTCACCAGCCCACCGGTCTTTAATAGGTTGCGGATGCTCGGCTTGGTTAGACCAGCAATGTCAATCTTTAGAATCTCGTCCGTGTCTAGACCTATGAGATATGCCATGGCAGCTAGAGATCCCGCACTCGAGGCTGAAATCTCCTCGAGATCCGAGAGATTCGAACTCATGAGAAATCCAGACAATGCATAGACCATTGACCCACCTGGGCCGAGCACCAGTCTTTTCATGCTTTTTCGAATTTTAAAGATTCACTGAAGAATCCGCGGCATCAACTAAAGAGGGCCTAACGGCCCTCTGGAATTTAGGCACTCTAGTAATACCCCGGGAACGCCTTGCGCAGCACCGAATAAAGAACGATGAAAACGACCGTGTGCACGCCGATGGCGGCGCCTGAGGTTGATGCCGCACCGCCCGTGAGTGCGCCACCAAAGGTGCCCGGGGGAATCTTCACGAGCATACCCGGGCTGAGCAGCACAAACAGGACCGCGGGCACGAGCAGGTCAGCCTTGGTCAGAGCAGCCTTGATGAGGCCAATCTTCACCAGGGCCCAGTACACGATTATAAGCAGGGCGGCACGGGTTGCAACCATCATGAAGCTGGTCTGTGTCGATGCTGGAAACAGACCAGGGCTGAGCAGGGCAAACAGTGCTGCGGGCACGAGAACCTTGGGAGACAGTAGATCCATTGTTAGATGCCCTGAAAATTTTCACGACGCCACGACTGATCACGACGTGGGCCACCAGAGGTGTACAAAAAGTCACAGAGCTGTGCAAAGGACACGTAGCGCATAAAGTCCAGACCGTTCTCCTGGCAATACTCTTTTAGGGAAAAGTACATGTTCAACAGGTGGTCCTGATGCCAAGACTGCCAATTCTCGTTGGGTGTAAACAGGTCGTCCTCGGGCTCGGTCTCTTCTTCAGTCTCAAAGTCATCCAAAGGAGCCTCGGCCTGATTGGTGATCACGTCCTCGATGTGCTCGGTACGGCGGCTCATTTCTTCTTTCTTGTAACAGTGAGCCTAGTTTCTAACTGGAGGTCCACGGACCACTCTCGGGTCGCGGTCCATGGACCACTCTAAGCCGCGGTCTTCAGAGTCACCGAAGAAACCTCGGTTGGCTCGGCACACTCGTCGATAATTCGAAGGATGTAGTCGACCCGGTCCTCGTTGTTCTCAAAGTATTTCATGAGGCCTGCGCGTACGAGGGCCCGGGTAAAGCTCGGCTTTTTGGTGCGAGTGTTCAGAGTCACCCTGGCCTTGAGGTCGGGTACTGTACAACCGTCGAGCTTCTGATCCTTCATGTGCTCGGTAATCTGGGTACGAAGCTCCTTCTCGTGCTGATTCAGCGTCTTTACATCGACGCGAATAGCCTGAATCTGCTTCTTGACTGCGACCCACTCAGCGATCGTCTCTTTGAAATTCATTACTCTTGGTGGTCGTCACACCTTTAAGTGGGTCTGGGCATGGAACCTTGCGGGATACGAAACCGGGCCTGGCGGCCCGAAGTCATCTGGTCTGTTATGGGAACCTTGCGGGATACGAAACCGGGCCTGGCGGCCCGAAGTCATCTGGTCTGTTATGGGAACCTTGCGGGATACGAAACCGGGCCTGGCGGCCCGAAATTCGTAAGCTAGCGCCCAATCTCAAACTGGGGGCGCATGAGGTCAGGTACGATCGTGCTGTTCTGCCAGATGGACACCGGTACGCGCGGGTTCACCGGCTCGGAGCGAACATCCCAGTTGGCGTTACGGAGCACGCCGCCTGTTGTCTCCGGGAAGCCGATCTGGGCACGCGGGTCCAGGTAGCTCTGGCCGCTCAGGATCGCGTCGGCTGAAAAGTCGCCAAAGTCCTCCTGGGACGGAATCTCCTTGGGGAGCAGGGAGCTGCTCACACCCATGCTGGATGGCACCCAGCCCATTGAGCTCTGGTTGTTCGTGCTCGACTGGAACAGGCCAGTCTGAGACGAGTTACCACCCGCGCTGGAGCTCATCGAGTCGGAAAACACGTTATAGCTGGAGCGGAACTTGGGCTTGAAGATGATCCAGAAGAGTACAAGTGCCACGACAGCAATCACGATACCATTACCCTTCGCCATTTACTGAAGGGCGAGTAAAAAAACCTGGCCATGGTCCTAAAGGACCCCTAACGGCTGGTCCTTAGGCGTCACGGTTGGTCAGGTCCAGGTTGAATCCACCGATACTGCTGGACACGGCGACCCGTGGTCTGAAGAGGAGGGAGAGGAGAAGTAGCACCAGAACTAGGAGAAGCTTGGACATTTATATGTGCTGAGACTTTCCACTGGTCCTTAGGACCTCTGCCATGGTCCTAAAGGACCCCCTTCGGACCAAGTTCCTTAGGCGTCCTCATCCGAGTCAATCAGACACTTGACCGGCTCAACCTTCTTGCGCTCGCGAACCTGAACGAGCTTCCACACTGGACCGAACGACCGCTTGAGGAACCAGATGCCGTCGAGCTGAAGCAGGACGGAGCAGATGGATCCGCTGGCCGGGGGCTCCTTGGTAATCTCCTTGTTCGGTGCAAAGAACACAGGCTTCTCGGACACCACCTGAAGGGACGAGTCCTCCACGGACGACTGGTAATAGTTCTGAAGAGTCTCGCGGGGGAACTGGCGGGAGAACCAAGCCGTGGAGTTCTCGACTGCGGCGTCCACGATCTTGGAGTCCTCCTCGGCGATCTTTGACAGGTTGCCGTGCAGGAGCACCTCTGATACTGACAGCTCACCGACGGTCACGGACTGGAGCTGGACATAGTAGGCAGGGTCGACACGGACGTAGAAGCGACCGTCCTGAAGCTTCTCCGGTGCAGAATACATTACGAATAAAATGTCTGTAACCTTTAATGAACCTAGTGCCTAGCGACTGTATGTTGTGCACCTGGGACTCGAACGGCACGTGTTCGAGGATGGACCTGACGAGCGACCAGCCGAAGCTTGTGGGTTGTCCGTCGGAGTGCTGTATCCAGCGCGAGGACCGGTCACCAAGCAGAGTCCCATTTTGGCTATTCTCGATTTACATAATGATGTTCGCCCTGGTCGTGCTCAGCACCATGAGTCTTTTCGTACGTTAGAGACGAGGGGCGTGTGAACAGCAGAAAATGGCTGCCACCATCGAGACCCTCGCTGCCAGCATCAAGTCACTGCACCGCGATGTCCGCAAGATTCGTCAGATGCTAGAGGACCCGACCGGCGAGAAGGCGGACAAGCGTGCCCAGAACAGCGGATTCAAGAAGCCTATTCCGGTGTCAGACGCCCTGGCCAAGTTTGTGGGCCAGGCTCCAGGTACTCTCATGTCCCGCTCGGATGTGACGCACGCAGTGAACGAGTACGCGACCGCCAAGAACCTCAAGCAGGGCCAGAAGATTCTGGTGGATGACACTCTGAAGGCCCTTCTGCAGCCTCCGGAGGGCTTCGACCTGACGTTCATGAACCTGCAGCGCTTCCTCAAGCCGCACTACCTGGTGGCCAAGGACCAGGAGGCGGCTGGGGACCAGGTGCCCGCGGCCCAGAAGGAGGCTCCGAAGAAGCCGCGGGTCGCCAAGCCGAAGGCGTAGAAAATAGTTGCTATACAGGGGTCGGTGCACGTAGAAATCACATTCGCGTCGCTCGAAGTCTAGGTCTGCGCAGACGGGTGCTTCGCTGTTCTACGTCAGCCACGTGGTTAGAAAATAGAAGCACCTAGTAAGCAAGAAATGATTGCTCCAGAGTTGGACCGGGGACGCATCGAGGCCCTGGTCGGTACACGGGTCGGTGACCTGACACTGTACAGAACCGCATTCACACACAAGAGCGCTCTCAAGCAGTATTCGCTAAAAAATTCATACGAGACGCTCGAGTTTCTTGGGGATGCAGTTCTGGGTTTCGTTGTTACAAAGTACCTCTTTGATAACTTTTCAGGTGACGAGGGGTTCCTGACCAAGGCGCGTACCAAGATTGTCCGTGGCAAGACACTCGCGGACGTTTCGCGCAGACTTGATCTCGGGTCGATGCTCCTTATGGACGACAAGGGTATGCGTCACGAGTGGTTCCGCAACGAGAAGATCCTCGAGGACATTTTCGAGGCTCTGGTCGGGGCGATCTACCTGGACCTCGGGGTTCTTTGGGCCAGGGAGTTTGTGACGCGACACCTCATCCAGGGGCCGGTGAGTCTCGAGGATGACAACTACAAGGACATTGTGATGCGTTGGTGTCAGGCCCAGCACATCACCTTGCCGGCGTACGATGTTCTCTGCGCGAAGAACGGCTTCGAGGTTTCTGTTACAGTGCTTTCCCACAAAACCTTTGGCGCAGGCAGGACGAAAAAAGAGGCTGAACAGGCAGCTGCGAAAAATATGCTCGCCATTATAAATGCCAGTCCGGTCAGCCAGCCCGTCTAACTTCAAGTTCCCGACAAAGAACCACCCGATCTTCAGAGAAATCGAAAAGGCGCGCCGTAACATCCCGTCCATGGAGTCGCGTCTGTTCAACCCGGCAGGTATAGCCGCCTACAAAAAGGCGAGTGCGTTCATTCGCAAGGCGCGCAAGGCGATCCGCAAGGGTAACCTTTCGGTGCACGTGATGAAGTACCGCGCGAGCCCTTCGCCGTCGCGCAAAATGTCTCCGCGGACCTACTGGAAAAAGGTTCGCGCGCACCGCTCAGCGGCACGGTGGACTGGGCCAACTGTTGTACCCATGCGTCGGTTCCGGACCGCTTTAAAAACAACCTGGCCATTCCAAGTATGAGCCACTGGCGTACATGGACCGGCCCGGACCAAAGGAGTCCGGAATGGCTCGCGCAGCGTGCCGGAATGCTGACCGCGAGCGACATTGCAACCGCACTCGGAATCAATCCGTACGAGAGCCCCGACGACCTGATGTACAAAAAGTGCGGCTTTCGGCGCAAGCAAACGACCGAGTGCACTGACTACGGTACCCGGCTCGAGCCCGAGGCAAGGGACAAGTACTGTGAGCTCACAGGCGAGTCCGTGTTCGAGATTGGACTCGTGCCTCACCCCAAATTTCCTTGGCTCGGTGGAAGTCCGGACGGAATCACCGATTCAGGGAAACTCATAGAGATCAAGTGTCCGCCGAAGCGTGAAATCACGCCGACGGTTCCAAAGTACTACATTCCCCAGGTTCAGTTGCTCATGGAGATTCTGGACCTCGAAGAGTGTGATTTTGTGCAGTACCGGCCCGCCTCAGAGGACAGGCCACAAGTCTTGACGATCTCGAAAGTCATGCGGGATCGTCAGTGGTTCGAGGACTCGTTGCCTGTTCTGGAGCGTTTCTGGAACAGGGTCCTAGAGAGGCGCAAGCAGCCGCTTTGGGAGGGAGGGACCTAAACAAGTTGGTCCCGGGACCAGTTTAGAGACGGCGAAGCTTCAGGTGGTCCTAAAGGCCCCTTAGCGTCTCAGAAACCGATAAAGAGCCCATAGGACGATCGCCAAAAGAATCAAAGGCAGAAGGTCGAAACCAGGCCGATCGTCAAGGTCGCGGCGGGGGCCCAGCTCCCTCAGCGTCTCCTCGACCTTGAGATCGTACTGAATGAAACGAGGAGGAACGAGTTCGCGACCCTCGGGAACTCCTTGTCCGAAACACCCCCAGTCCTCGGCGGACGGCTGATCCTTGCAGCTGGCGTAGTCGTTTGTCGAGAGCCAGTTGGGAATCTGGGACTCGGCGATACCCGTAAGCGTCGGACCCTGGCACCCGTCGTAGAGATTACCCTTGCGTCCGGGCAGATCCATTACTAGTACACGAGGAAAAAAGGTCCCTGGGCGCTCTCTGGTCCCTGGTCCTAAAGGACCCCTAGGCGCTCTCTGGTCCCTGGTCCTTTAGGATCCCTAGGGACCGCTGTCCCTGCCATCCACTAACTGAGGGCCTAGCGGCCCTCTTCTGCTAGGCGCTATAGTTCCTGTTCCTGTTCTTCTGTCGGTGCACCTGCCACATCTGGTCGAGGTCAACTTCCAAAATGTCTGCAATCTGAAACAGGTACGAGAATACGTCTCCGAGCTCTGTGACCACGTCCCACTTTTTCCGTGAGTTCTTCTGGTACAGCTTCTGGTTCTGCCTGATGGCTGATGCTAGCTCCCCAATCTCCTCGGTAAACAAAAGCCATACCTTGTCTATCGGCGCCTTGTCCCACCCCTTGGCTACACACAGGTCGTGAGTCTCCCATTTGTAGGAGTTCATTGATATTTTTGTGTGTGATCCTTCTAACGGCGGTCGTCGGTACGGCCGCACGAACGGATGAATGCATAGACGAGGCTGACTGCAATGAACAGAGTCACGAGCTCAAACAGCAGCTTGTGTCCAGTTTCAAACTTGGCGAGCGCCGACACGTGGTGACTCAGGAGCTCGAAGATCTTCTGGACACCCATCCACAGGATCGCACCGAATACAGTTTTGCGAACCTCGAGGTCCATTACTGGAAACAACGATTTTTACCTGGTCCATGGACCATGGTCCCTGCAGTCGTGGCAAAAGCGTCCCTCAAAGCCCAGTCCGCATCTCGCCAGTCTTTTTGCCGTAGCTCGTGGTGCTGCGCGGCATGGCCGGAGGCACGGGCTGGGCAGATATGTCCTTCAGGTACATCTGGTAGCTCCGGATGCCCGACACGACCTGCTCTGCGCACTTTGTGACGGTGATCCGATTCATGTTCTGAACCTGCTGAGGGATGTTCCCGTACGGGTTGGTGATGTTGACCGAGTAGACCGAGCCCATGATGGCAAACAGGTCCGCCGGGTTCTGTTGGCCGATGGTCACACCGGTGGTCTGCCTGACAGAGTCGCGGATTCCCGACTGGACCTCCGCGGCATTCTCCTCGCTGAAGAAGGCGCGATACAGAGGGTTGCTCTCCTGCTTAAACATTAAGACTAGTGCTCATAATAATTTCAGATGAATTACCTGGCCCTTCTCGAGTCTGCGCTTCCTCTGGTGGTCGCCATCGGCCCTGCGGGCACGGGCAAGACGTTCTTGCCCAGTCGGGTCGCTGCGTCGAAGCTTCGTACTGGTTCGCTAAAGAAGCTGATTGTGACCCGACCGGCTGTGACCGTCGACGAGAAGCACGGGTTCCTGCCCGGTACGATCGAGAAGAAGATGAAGCCGTGGACCCAGCCCGTCATGGATCACCTGGACTTTGATCCCAAGAAGATCGAGGTCTGTCCCCTGGCGTTCATGCGCGGTCGAACCTTTGATCAATCCTGGATCATCGCCGACGAGATGCAAAACTCAACCCCGGCCCAGATGAAGATGGCTCTGACCCGTATCGGCGTCGGATCCAAGATGATCGTGACCGGCGACCTGTCCCAGATCGACGTACCGGAAAGCGGGCTCGTGGACCTCTTGAAGCGCATGGACCGCAAGTACCTCATCGAGTTTACCGAGGAGGATGTCCTCCGGAGCGATATCGTCAAGGAGATTCTGGGGTGGTACCGGGAAGGGTCCTCCGGACCTGCTTAGAAAGTTCGTACTCTAACATATAAATGAGGGTCCTGAAGCGAGACGGAACCTACGAGGATGTTCGCTTCGACAAGGTCACCGAGCGTCTGAGGAAGCTTGCGACGGACCTCGACGTTTCGTGTGACCTCGTGGCCCAAAAGGCTCTTTCCGAGATTCAGGACGGGATATCAACCTCAAAAATTGACGAGATTACCGCAGAGGTTGCGATCGCCATGACTGACAAGCCAGACTACGGTGTACTCGCGAGTCGCATCCTGGTCAGCAACATGCACAAGAACCTAGGCAAGTCCCACGAACGCGATTACCTCTTTGACTATTTCGGACTCAAGACGCTCCTCAAGAGTTATCTTTTGGAAGGTGAGACCCCCCAGGACCTTTGGTGGCGCGTCGCCAAGCAAGTGGCCAGCGAAGAGGACCTACAAGAGACCTACGACGCTCTTTCACTGAAAAAGTATATCCATGCGACACCTACTCTGTTCAACTCGGGTACCGCCAGGCCCCAGCTTGCAAGCTGCTTTTTGTGTTCGATGAGCGACTCGATCGAGGAGATTTACGACGCAAAGAAACAGATGGCCATGATTTCAAAGTATGCGGGCGGTATAGGTTTGCACATTCACGCGATCCGGGCAAAGGGTTCGCACATCAAGGGGAACAACGGTCGGTCCGACGGGCTTTTGCCTATGCTCCGAACCATCAATGCAGACGCCAGGTACGTGAACCAGGGCGGGCGACGCAAGGGAGCTGTTGCCGTGTACCTCGAGCCTTGGCATGCGGACATACTCGAGTTTCTAGAGATGCGTCTCAACCAAGGTGACGAGGAGTCACGGTGTCGCGATCTTTTTAGTGCACTTTGGATCCCCGACCCGTTTATGAAGCGGCTCGAGGCTAACGAGGACTGGAGCCTCTTTTGCCCCAACGAGGCGCCTGGCCTTTCGGACGTTTACGGCGATGAGTTTGAGGTGTTGTACCAGAGGTACGAGTCAGAGGGCAAGGCTCGTGCAAAGGTTCCCGCACAGACCATCTGGAAGGCGATCCTCAAGAGCCAAGTCGAGACGGGTACACCTTACATGCTTTACAAGGACTCGTGTAACCGGAAATCGAACCAGAAGAACGTGGGCACGATCAAGTCGAGCAACCTCTGTGTTGCTCCCGAGACCCCGATCCTGACGCGCCAAGGGTACAAAAAGATTGTCGACCTCGTGGACACGTGGGTCGAGGTGTGGAACGGTCACGAGTGGTCGAACGTCCAGGTTCGCAAGACGAGCGATGCTGCCGAGCTCCTAAAAGTCGTACTGGACTCTGGTATGACCCTCGAATGTACCAGGGAACATAGGTTTTGGCTCGAGGGGTCAAAAGTACATACCGAGACGCAATATCTCAAGGTGGATGATCGTCTCGTGGGGTGGACCAGTCCGGACGGGGTCTATGTAAACGGACCGCGAGTCATGAGTGTTCTGCGGACCGGTCGGGTTTCGCCAACGTATTGTTTCACCGAGCCTCTGAGGCACCTCGGGGTCTTCAACGGTATCCTGACCGGGCAGTGTACGGAGATTCTCGAGGTTTCTTCCAAGGAAGAGACGGCCGTGTGTAACCTGGCCAGTATCGCCCTGCCGAGCTTTGTGAGGGAGGGGGTTCCCCCGACTCGGGGGTCCGGGGACCACCCCTCGTTCGATTTCCACGAACTCCAAAGGATCACTCGCCTAGTGGTACGTAACCTGAACAATGTCATAGATCGGGGGTATTACCCGGTCGAGGAAGCGAAGCGTTCGAACCTCCGGATGCGTCCGATCGGGATCGGGGTCCAGGGTCTAGCGGATGTCTTTGCGCTCATGAAGATGCCTTTTGACTCTACAGAAGCTGCCGAACTCAACTCCAAGATTTTCGAGAACATATACTATGCGGCTCTGTTCGAGTCGTGTGCCTTGGCGAAGAAGCACGGGCCGTATTCTGCGTTTTCTGGGAGTCCAGCATCCCAGGGTATCCTACAGTTTGACCACTGGGGCGAATCGGTCAGGTTGACTGTCCCACATTGGAATTGGCTCACGGACGAGATCAAACAGTTTGGACTCCGGAATTCTTTACTCATTGCCCCAATGCCTACGGCGACAACGAGTCAGATTCTGGGGTTCAACGAGTGCTTCGAGCCGTTCACGAGCAACATGTACCTAAGGCGCACACTTGCCGGCGAGTTTACCGTCATGAACAAGTACCTCCTCAAGGATCTTCGCGAGCGTGGACTATGGAACCGGCGCCTCAAGGAATCGATCATCCGTAACGGAGGCTCGGTCCAGGGTATCCCGGAGATACCCGAGGATCTGCAGAGACTCTACAAGACGGCATGGGAGATTTCGCCCAAGACGATCATCAACATGGCACGGGACCGTGGCGCATTCATCGATCAGTCGCAGTCCATGAACCTGTTTGTCGAGGACCCCACGAATGCGAAACTGAGCAGTATCCACATGTACGCGTGGAAGCAAGGCCTCAAGACGGGCATGTACTACCTGCGGACTCGACCCAAGGCGAAACCGATCCAGTTTACTCTGGAGCCCCTTCGTAGCGTAGCGGAGCCGGAGTGTGCGATGTGTTCATCATAGCTTCGCGTGTTTGCTTGATTAGTAGATTTTTGTGTTTTACTCTACCTTGTGAAATTATCATAAGTTGCATTATGGCTGATTTTAGTTCTCTGTAGGCATCACTTTCGCTGTTTGAAACTCCGTCCCAGTTATTGAATCTAAGGTCCATGTTCGCATCTTCTATCAATAGATACTTGTATCTGCAATCAGGGAGTCTATAAAACACGTGATTTACCCACAGTTTTATAAACTCGAAAGTATTTACGACTACCAACTCATCAGGTTTTACACGGACGTAAAATTCATCGTGTTTCACGTTGGTTTTGATAAAGCACCTGTTGGCATGGTCTTGCATGATTTTTCCAAAAACCCATCTCGTTACTAGGCCCATGGGTTTGTCTGCTGGTATGTTCATTTCGGGTATGACTATGGTATCGAGAGATCTATACTCGATTTCTTGTTCGACTTGTCTAGGTTGGTCGCATGGGAACTTACGGTGCAGATGACGTTCAAGTGACTGTTTCCAACGCACATCATTCGAATAATCCTTACCACACTTGGGACAGGTCCGGTCCATTACTGTAGGAAGAGAAAAAAAACAATTCGGGGAAGCGGCCTGAAGGGTTGACCGTCTTTTTTCCACATGGTCTATCTACATGTAAAAATTTTCTTGAATAATTTTTTTGATTCCCCGATTTAGATTTTTGCTCTTCCTACCGATTTTTTGGAGGGTTAAATTTCGTATCACATGGTATATGGATGAGTTTATGATGACGTGGACTGGTGATCCGGTGAGCATATATGACATGATACTTGCCATAAAAGCCATCAGCACGAATCGATTCTCAGTAAATGAACTCATCGATACACTGTCTACACGGGGATACTACGTAGAGCCGGGTACAAGCATGGTAATCAAAAAGCCAATAGACTACATTCAAATACAAGAAAATTCTCCAACTATCGAGGAGATGTTGCAACTCATAAAGGAAGTTGGATGCTAGCGATTTTCAGCCCCATTAGTATGGCCTCGAAGCGGTACACGAGCAACGGGAACGTCGTGCGTCTCAACGAGACGAAGAACGGGGTCCCATTCTTCAGAAAGGAGAACCCCACGATGCTCGAGCTCGAGATCGTCCGGAAGCTTCAGCGGAACCCTCATCCGAACATAGTCAAGATTTACCATGTCAGTCCGGACTATTATGACATGGAACTTGTTAGTACCCGAGTGACCCGCAGAGAGTGCATCGACCAGATCGCGGGTCTCACGAGCGCCAAGCGACACATGCAAAGACTAGGAATAGCGTACCTCGATTGGAAAAGGGACAACTGCGGCCTCGCGGACGGAAGAGTCAAGGTTTTCGATTTTGACTCTTCGGCACTCGTGCGCTGGTTGACTGTCAAGGCACCGTTCATCAAAGGGTACAGCTGGCGCAAGGCGGAGAACCAAGGACTCACCGACCCGTTCAAGATTGACGACTGGATCTTTGCCGGGTTCATGCGCCTGCCCGGCTCGTCAAATAACTCAATCTTCAACTAATCCAAACGCCTGGACCCAGTCCCAGTAGAACACAGACGAGTCCACAGGTGATCTCGGCTGCCCTTGCTTCTGGTGTCTGACCTTTGCTGGAGGCGATAATCGCGCCCATGCCAACACCAACGAGCAAGGCACCTATGAGATCCTTCCGCATTTACATGAAGCCTAGAATTTTATTCATCACCTGGTACGGAAGAGTCACCGGCTCACCGTGCAGACCAGTGAACACAGTCTTGCCTACGAAGCTTGTTTAGCTCAGCCTGACTGACCGCCTTTTTACGCTCTATGGCACGAGCTAGGAGTAGTTCATCCATTACTTAAAAGCATAGAGTTTCTAAAAGGTATGAACTTCCAGGGCCTCAAGGTGGTTCCGACGTTCAAGACACAGTTCCAGGCGACCGTCGTGGACTACCACCAAGAGTGGCGCAGCTTGTCTTTGGAAGTTGACGAGGACACCGTGCAGATGTGGCGCGCCCTGGAAACTCAGGTTCCTCCGCAGCCGTTCCCCTGGCACTCTGCTCTGAACGGGACGGTACTTAGAACCAAGACGGACGATCGCACTATGTTTTTCGACAAGAGCTCATCTTTGGTCGTCGATGATCCAAAGGTGGGTTCTAGGGTGTCGGTGATTCTAGAGATCAAGTCGGTCTATAACTTCAAGGAGATGGCGGGATTTACCTGTCGGGTTCATCAGCTGAAAACGCTGGAAGAACCCTCACGCGAGTGGAAAGGCGAGTCTGGGAGCGGATCCCAAAAGATTGGCAAGTGCCTGATCTGAGGCCATGGTCCTTCGGACCATTCATCCAAGGCGCTCTTGAACTTGCCATGGTCCTTCGGACCATTCAGGCAGTCTTGAACTTGTACACGCGGTAGTGCTTGCCCGTCTTGGACACAGCCATCACGAAGCGCTTGCCCTTGCCGCTCTTGCTCACCATGATGTTGCGGCCCTTGGAGTTCACGCCCACCACCTCGTGGATCACCTTGTGGCGCACACCGCCGCCCGCCTTGCGCACCGGCGTGGTCAGGCGCACGCGGTAGATGCGGTACGGCTGGCCGGTCTTCTTGGACTGGCCCAGGACGAACTGCTTGTGGTGCAGGGACTCGTACACCTGGCGGCCCTTGTAGTTGGTCACGCCCTCGACGGTCGTCATGACCGGGCTGCGGCGGGTACGCGCGACGCGGCGGCCGTGGGCAGTGCCGCCCGGGCTCATGCGGATCACACCAGCCGTGAACGCACGCAGGCCCATGCGGGGCACGCGGCTGCGGCCGGCGTTGCTGCGGGTCTTGCGGGCCACCGGGCTGGCGAACAGAGCCTTGAGGCCCATGTTGCGGCCTGGGCTCACCAGGCGCTTGGGGCGGGTGGTCCGGGGACCAGAGGCCCGGCGAGCGCGGGTGCTGAACAGTGAGCGAAGAGCCGGACCGTAGGATGGAGAGCGAGCCATGGTTACTGTAACTGGAGAAAAATTTCCTGGATGTCCCTGGAGCTAACGCGGCTACTAGACCTTGGTCCCTCGGCGCTGAAGAGGGGCCTCCGGCCCCCGTCAACTGCTGAAGGTTCCGGGAGCTGACGCACCCCTATTTTACTAATTTAACGCGGCTGCCCTGGTCCTAAGGACCTTTCCTCGGCGCTGGTCCTAAGGACCGCTGCTAAACCCTAGCACGCTACTAAACTTGTCCGACTGGTCGTTGGCCTCCACGAAAACTCCGCCCTGAATGCAGCTCTGCACTATAAACTTGTACGTCTCCAGGATGTCCTCGATCGTGTTTGCGCCGGTGACGATCACCGCCCCTGACGCAAAGATGCTCGTGGTTGTCTGCTTGTTCGTCGCCTTGTACTTGATCTTGACCGCCGAGTACCGGTCCGGGTCGAAACTGGCCCCGGACCCGAACAGTTCCGTCGCCCTGTAGAGGTTGATCGAGTGGTTCAGCGAAAAGTTGGCGTTGATCATCACGATACGAAAGTCCTCCGGGGTCATGTCCACATTGTAGACGAGTTTCAGAATCAGACACAACTGGCGGGTAAAGACCCGGCAGTCGATCAGGTCCGCACACCCAGCAACCTGTAGCGCACCGTTCGGGAAGATCTTGACCTTCTTGGTCGACAGCTTGTCCTCGTAGCCGATCGAAACCTGGTTATAGAAATCGCTGTAGAACATACGCCAGGTTGATCCGCCCGTGATCGGCAGGTACCTCAGCTTCCGGAACACAGCTCTGAGAACGTCCGGGTTCAGGGGTTTTGGCGCCCGGGCAATCATCGTGATCGTGGTTATGTTCGCAACCGTCGGGCGCAAAGTTACAGGCAGCGACGCCCTGAAGTTTTGCAAGGAGGAAATGAACGCCTTGGTGGCCTGCATCGGAGTGCCTAGGAGTTGATGGGAGTTCCTCCTGTTCCTTAAAGCCACTCGACCTTTGGGGACACTTTTTTGGAGAAATTTGCAAGCAATTTTCTCCGCCCCTACTAAATGTCTACTCGCTTTGGCATGGCTGACGGTCGGTGCCTGACCCTGAATCAGGCGAACGAGCTCCTGTACGAGCAGATTGCTTCTAAATTGAACATCAACCCTCTGGACAGTGCACGCATGCGCATGACTCTGGAGAACTCTGACGCGGTTCCGATGGGTACGGACTGGCCGTGCGGCATCATTAATTATCGGGAGCTACAGTAAATGGAGGCCCAGGGACCAGCGCCAGCTCCCCCAAAAGACCGAACACTCCTATGGATCGCAGTCGCCGTCGTGGTCATGGCAGTGGTGGCCGTAGGTATTTGGCTGGCGGTCAAGTACTCGGCTCCGGCTCCTGCTGGTAGTCCAGCGACCACGGACACTGCCTTGTTCGCGGCCCAGGTTTCCACGAACCCGATCCCAGCAGCATCTACGAACCTGAGTAACCTGACGGCATCATTTATGTGCGCTGGAGCGAACGCCGGAGCCGTAGCGACTGTATATGACTCCATAGGCGTTCAGGCGTTTTACGGTGGTTACGATTCGAACGGCGCTGCACTGTCTAGCATGACTTGTCCTTCTGGGTACACCAGTGCTGGCGGTTACAATGGTTACTATACATGCACACCAGCCAATCCTAAGACACCAACTTTTACGGCGGGTGCCGCAGCAGGAATGGCTGCTTGCCAAAAGTCTCAAAATTTCGGACAAGGATCGATGAATCCACCCTGCCCCAAGAATTACACTTCTGTTCCAAACACTTTCGTTACGTACCCTCAGCCTAACACTATGTGTGTACCACCTGTGCCACCTTGCCCGACTGGGTTCACACAAACAGGTAACATCTGTCTACCTCCGGCGTCACTCGGGAATCCGTGTCCTTCCGGAACACAAGCGAGAGGTCCTTGGTGCGTCCCCAATTAGCAATTGGGGACCAATTAAAAACCTGACACACTAAAAAAACAATGATCGTGGTCGACGGAAACATCGGATCTGGAAAATCTACACTCTTGGATGGGCTTTCGAAGCACGGCTTTTCTGTACAAAAGGAGGCTCTAGAAAAATGGCCCCTCGAGGAGTTTTACGCCGACCCTGCAACATGGGCCATGCCCTTGCAGCTCGCAGTCTTCTGGTCCATGGGGGAGAAATTGGAAATTTCTCTCGGTCCAGAGACCACCGTCCGCGAGCGCTGTCCCGATTCAGCCTTTGACGTCTTTTGGCGCGCCCAGGAACGACCACCACAGGAGGATCTTGTCGTGACTGAGTTTTACGAGCGCCACCGCTGGACACCCGAGACGCACATCTACCTAAGGTCCAGCCCCGAGTGGTGTTTTGGTAATCTCAAAAAGCGTACCCAGGCGGGTGACTCCGGTGTTACCTTAGAGTACCTAAAGGAGCTTCACGAGCGCTACGAAAAGTTCTTCCAAGCTAGAGCCCATGTTGTTGTGAATGCCGAACAACCACCGGAGGTTATTTTGTCGGACATTATCAGATGTCTACGACGGTAGTCACGAGCGGGTACGCTTCGCTCGTGGCGGACACGGCGATAGCCCTCGCGACACAGGCAAACACCCTGGCGTTTCAGGCGAACGCCACTTCGACAAGTGCAAACTCGCTGGCAGTTCAAGCGAACGCGGTCGCCTTTGCTGCTAATACCATCGCCAACCAAGCCTTGAACGCATCCTTTGGAGTCACGGTCAGCGGGAACCAGATCACCCTTGGAAGCACTGGAAACAATGCGTCGGTCATAGGATCGAACGTCTACGTGGGCGCAAACCTCACCGCGAACATCAACGCGTCCAACGTGTTCTTGCTCGGTAACCTGGTTGTCGGCACCAATACCCAAAGTCACGTCATGTACGGGTCTAACATTTCCATGTCAAGTCCAGGCAATGTCACGGTCACGAACCTGTTCACAACCACAAACATAGTCACGACCGCGTACGTCAAGGCTGCAAGCTATTTCGGCGACGGCTCGAACCTTACAGGTATCGTGGTCGGCGGCGGCTCAGGCTACGTCTCCAACGCCTTTGGAAATGCTGCTTCGAGTACCGTGACCCTGGGTAACACGAGCGTTCCGCTCCAGCTGAACGGTTCCAGCATCAGTTTCTCCCAGCCTCTCAGTGGTAACGGGGCAAACCTGTCTGGCAATTCCTCGTTTGCATCCCTTGGAACCACCGCCTCCGCCGTGACAGTCGGAGGAACCGGTCTCTTGACCGTCCAGGGTTCCAATGTCCAGGTTAGCACAGCAGGTGACCTGAAAATAACTGCCAACTCGGTACAGACCTCGGCGAACGTTTACTTTGGTAACGTCTCGGGTACATTTTACGGCGACGGGTCACACTTGACCGGTGTATCCACCAGCGGTGCAACATACTCTGCAAACGCATTTGGCAATGCAGCCTCGTCCAATGTCACCCTGGGCAGCTCGACAGTCAATGTCTCGATAACCGGCACATCGATTACGTTCACCGGTAACCTTTACGGAAACGGATCCGGTCTCACAGGAAACAGCGCGTTTGCGAGTCTCGGTACCTCCGCCACCGGCCTGGTGACCCTTGGGGCGTCTGCCCAACCATTGACCGTCCAGGGGTCGGTCATCGCCGTAAATCCCACGGTGACCGCGAACCTGTATCTCGGGAACGCCTTGACCACCGGTAACGTCGTGATAGGTGGTACTCAGGGTAATGTCTACCTGGCGAATACAGTCTTCACCGGTACAGTCTCCGGGAATGGATCTGGCCTGTCAATGAACACCAGTGCGAACCAACACGGGACGACTGCTACTTCCGCCGTGGTCCTGGGAAATTCCGGACAGACCCTGACCCTGACTGGGTCCTCGGTCACAATCAACGGTAATGCCTGGATTCCCAACCAGACTGCCAATTACTTTGGGAATGCACTGACCACAACAAACATTTCCATTGGGTCCAACCTGACCTCGGGTAACATCTACTTGGGCAATGTCTCAACAAATGTGGTTGTGAATGGTACACTTTTCGGTAATGGATCCGGACTCTCGATGAACACCTCTGCGAACCAGCTCGCGACCGTGGCCACGGCCCCAGTGACCGTCGGTGGCTCAAACACCTTGACACTTCGGAGTAACACAGGCACATTCGTCTTCCCAGTGACCAATCTGATTTCAACAACCTCGATTGTTGTCCTTTTCAATGCAAACGGAATTGCACCTACGTGCAAACCTGGTGACACGATCACAGTGAACCTGACAAGCCCAACCACTTACAACGGTTCACAAACCGTGACTGCCGTCAATGGACCATTCAATCCTTACGTCGGTACCGGTTTCCCCAACGCAGTTACATTCAATTATTCCGGATCTGCATCCGGTGGAACTGTGGCGGCTAGCGGCTTTGCCACCATGAACAGCTACCAGCTCAACATGACTTCCAACGGGGACATATGGCTCAACGCTAACGCGGTGCTCGTACCTTCGAACGTCTGGGTGAGCGGTAACCTGAATGCAAATTCTGTGAACATAGGAACAGCTTCGCTGAGCAACATCCTCGGGAACGTAGGTATCGCCGGAAATGTGTACCTGCCCGCGGGCACATCTTATTACGGAGACGGGTCCAAGCTCTCTGGAATCTCGGGGTCAGGGTTCACAGCTAGCGCAAACTATTTCGGTAACGCAGCAACATCCTTTGTGGTTTTCGGAAACACAGGTCAGGTTTCAAACCTCGTGGGATCAACTGTAAACCTAGGAATAGCTGGTAATAATGTAGCTATAATAGGAAACCTAACTGGAAGCGGAGCAAACCTGAGCATGAATACCTCGGCTGCGAGCATCGCAACGACCGCTTCTGGAACAGTCACGGTAGGAACAAACGGTCAGCCGATCAACATATACGGCCCGAACGGATTCGCACTGGCTGCATCCGCCGGTGCTGTGAACGTTGGTGGTCCGAACATGAACGTCGTCGTCCAGAACAACGGAGGCACAACTGTGCTTACTACCGTGGGCGGAGTGACTCTAGGGGCCTCGGCCGTCGCCACGACGATCAACGGATCCACGATCACTTTGAACGGAAACACTTGGACTGCTCTTCAGAGTGCCAACTACCTAGGAAACGCTCTGACTACTACTAATATCAATATCGGTTCAAACCTCACGACAGGTAACATCTACTTGGGCAACGCCACAACCAATGTCGTCGTGAACGGTACCCTGTTTGGTAACGGCTCTGGGCTAACAGCAAATACAACTGCGAACCAGTTCGGAACCACGGCTACGAGCAGTGTGGTTCTGGGTAACCCTGTCGGAACACAGACACTGACACTTTACGGCTCATGCACAACTCCAGTTTTCCAGACCAGTGGAGCTGGAACTGTAGCGATAGGTGTATCTACGTTCCCAGTTACCTTTAGTGGATACCTCGTCGGTAACGGTGCGTCTGTCAGCATGAACACATCGGCAAACAACATCGCTACAACAACGACCGGAACCGTGACCATCGGCGGAGGGTCCCAAAGTGCCCTCAGTATCTTTTCTGGTGGGTCCAATCCGATCATCCAAGGTACGTCGAGCTCCGTTACGATCGGTTCTACCAGTGGAACCACCTCGATCACAATCTATGGGAGTTCCAACAACCCTGTGCTTCAGTCTTCCGGTGCGGGTACGCTTTCGCTCGGTGTCTCCGGCCAACCCGTGAACGTCCAAGGTAACCTGAGCGGTAACGGTTCTGGGCTTTCGATGAACACCAGTGCGAACCAGCTCGCAACCTCTGCTACGGCTGCGGTCCTCGTGGGCACAACCGGACAAAACGCAAACATTGTAGGTTTGGGAACCGTGGTTTACTCGACGGCAAACACGGTCGTCGCGGGCGCAAACGTGAACCTGAACGGAACTGTCTATATCAACGGCACGGCCTACAGCGCCAGTGGTGGCAGCACATTCACCGCGAACGCCTTTGGTAACGCAGTCACGACTTCCAACGTTGTCCTCGGCAACGCCTCGACTAATGTCAATGTCCTGGGTACCCTGTATGTCAACGGAACGGCGTTCGTGAACGGCGGAGGCGGCGGAGGCTCGACGTATACCTCGAACGCCTTTGGTAACGCCGTGACCTCAAACGTACTCTTAGGAAGCGCAACAACTAATACCTTCGTAGGTGCCTCTGGCGGTAATGTCTACGTACAAGGCGTCATCAATCCCGTCGGGTTCGGCGGGTCTCTCTCGGATGAAGTCACAACCCTGACCCTGGCGAACCAAATTTCGATCCGCGCGCCTTACGCGTTTACGATCCGTCAAGGGTACCCGCCCCGGTGGTCTCTCAACGTCCTGCCTACAGCAACGACCCCAGTCACGTTCGACCTTCAGAAGAACGGTGCGAGCATTTATACGAGCGGTAACCAGCCTACAATCGGGTCGACTGCTGTGTCCAACACATCGATCTCGGGAACGCTCATCGGAGGCTCTAACACTGTCGCGGCCGGTGACCTCCTAGTTGCCAAGGTGCTTGCGCTTGGCAGTGGTACCCCAGCAGGTGCCAAGGTGTTTATATTTGGGTCCTAAAGGACCATGTTCCAAGGGAACCTTAAAAATGTGACTCGTTTTTACTCTAGGAATGTTTCGTTACTGGGCGACCACTTTTGCGTATACATTTACCCGTGCATTTTGGCTCAACAAGTGTCCTCTGGTTACCGTGTCCGTGTTTCAGTCCGTGGTTGCGGGGGTCATGGGCCCCTTTACGTTTCCAGTCCTTTTCACCAGTGACCTGGCGAACCTCGAGCGGTACCTCAGGGGTATGCCTATGGTCGAACACATGAAGATTCCGGAGCTATGAGTTGGTCCATGGACCAGCCACGACGGTCCACGGAACCTCCAGTAAATCTTTTTCTCCCTAAAAAACAGAGATGTTCGTCACGTACAACTACGTGGCGAATCCCGTGACCTACCCATTGGATCAGCTGACTCCAGTCACAAAAGCCTCGCTAAGAGGCGTTTACTCCTTAGCGACGCTTTTTGCAAACTCCGGTCCGGTCGTTCAGATTTCAAACACGTCTGCCGCGACGGTCACGGCAAACTTTTACGGCTCCACGTCCGGGACTTCGTTGACTACCGGTGCACTGGGAACTGGACTGACGCTAGCACAATGGCTCGCGGCGAACCCCGGAACGGCCTATGTGACTACATGGTACGACCAGTCTGGTTCTGGAAACCACGGGACGACATCCACAGCCGCCCAGCGACCATTCATCAATGTGGCCAGCGTTCCTTGGACAGTGGACATGAGTAGCGGACAGTCATATTTCAACTTGCCGAGTGGAACCATTCCCATGAACTCGACCAACACGCTCCATTACAAAATGAATCCACCGGTTTCTGGTGTTAATGGTGGTATCATGGGAGCTGGATCTTTGGTGACTGGTCAGGTGAACGGTCTCAACTGGCAAAATAATCCTTTGTACAACTTGTCGTGGTACAATATCAATTTCACTTCGTATTTTCCAAGATTCACAAATCCCATGTACTCGACCTGGATCACGTCTAACACTGTACCTGGGCCAATTACGAGCTCGGTGTTTTCCGGTGGATCTTCAACAACACTTTATAATATATCAGCGTTTAACAACGGCTTGATTTCTACTGCTTGGACAGGCACCGGTTGGAATGGAGTCACTGGTAACGACGTTCTGGGAAAAGCGCCTAACAATGCAAATGTATACGCACAGATGTACCGTGCTCTCGTGTCCAACGCCGCGGTCTCCGCACAAGATCAGTGGGTCATCGAGCAACAAGAGTCTGTTACCTCGAGCCCTTGGGCGACGGGCGGGATCGTTACGTCCTACAACGCCAACAACGTCACGTATTACGTCCACAGCTTCTTTGGCTCGTCTGTGTTCAATTGCTCAAGCATTCTAAATGCAGACATCCTCGTGGTCGGCGGCGGCGGCGGGGGTGGTTCCGCCTCAGGTAGTGCAGTTGGCGGTGGTGGCGGCGCTGGTGGTCTCCAACTCTTCCAAAACCAAAATTTAGCACCAGGTTCGTACCCGGTGACCATAGGACTGGGCGGTGCAGGTGGTGCACCGGGTAATAACCAGGGTGCTAACGGAACAAATTCACAGTTTGGGACCCTGAACCCGTCTGTGGGTGGTGGTGGAGGTGGATCAAATACTGGAAATAACATAGGTACAGGAGGTTCAGGAGGTGGCCAGTCTAACGGAGCTCTCGGACCTGGTATCGGTATACCTGGACAAGGTTATCCTGGTGGCATAGGGGTAAATGTCGCTCTTGTCTATGGTGCGGGCGGTGGTGGTGGTGCAGGTGGACCAGGTGCAAACGGAAACTCAACGACGAACGGCGGTAATGGAGGCCCTGGTATGCTCGTAGACATATCAGGTGTTCCTACTTATTATGCCGGAGGAGGTGGTGGTGGTGTTTACACGTCTGGAACTCCTGGTACCGGTGGGTCGGGAGGCGGAGGAACGTCCGGTAGTACCGGAAGTGGTAACAGCGGAACTGGATTTCAGGGTCAAAACGGTCTAGGTGGCGGTGGTGGTGGTGGAAGCGGAGCGAGTGCCACGAATTGGGCGGGTGGTTCCGGCGGATCCGGTATCGTCGTGGTTCGGTACGCCGTTCCTACGGTCCAGGACGCTTACCAGGCTTCCACCCTTTTGCTTTTGCATTGCGACTCGTTCGTCGATTCGGGGCCGTACCAGAACCAGCTCACGCTTTCCAACGCCGTAATTTCTACATCCACGCTAAAGTTCGGTACCGGGTCCCTACAGTTCACAGCAAACAACACCGTGTCAACGACCATTTTGCCTTTTGGTTCCGCAAATTTCACTGTCGAGTTTTGGGTCAATCCCGTGTCAAACACAGCCGGCTCCCTTGTGAGTTCGACCAACCAATGGTGGACCTTGAGCCTCGTCGGTGGTAAAGTCCAGGTGTTCAACGCATCCGCTAACGGCGTCGCCGCATTCTTGACTGGGAACTTCGGTGTTCCTAACGGCTCGTGGTCGAGCGTTATTCTACAAAAAATTGGCTCCCAGGTCTACCTTTTTGTTAACGGTAACCTGGATGTCTTTGGAAGTATCAACGGCTCATGGGACACACAACCAAGTACCACCCTGGTCCTGGGCCAAGGGCTACAAGGATATCTCGATGAGGTAAGGGTCTCTTTGGTTGCACGCTACCCCTTGAACTTCCAGCCACAAGCCGTCCCTTGGAACCCAGATTCCAGTACGGTCCTGCTCATGCACTGTGACCCACCGGCGGACTCATCGCCTTACAATGTCACGCTGACCTCGGCAAATACGTTCCAGGTGGCGACATCAAACTCCACTGTGGGTGCAGGTGGTCTGTTCCTGAACTCAAACACGGCGGTATTCGCTGGACTCGTGACCCCGACGAGCACAAACTACGCCCTCGGATCGAACGATTTCACGATTGAGTTTTGGATCAACCTTTTGAGTACTGGAAACAGCCCGGTGCTCATGTGGAATGGGGTCGGATCGTCCAATTGGAGCATGATCATCTCTGGAACGTCGCTACAGACTTTCTCAAACCCTCTGTTCGGGGCCAGTGGACTCGGTCCGTATTTCAATTTAACGCCGGGGACGTGGACGCATTATGCGGTCCAGAGAGCCTCGAACGTGTGTACCGTCTCGGTCAACGGAACTCTCATCGGATCCAATGCGTTCGTGAATCAGGCTGTCGACTCGGGTGGATCCCAAAAGATTCTGATCGGAAACTACCCGAGCGCCGGAGGAACGTCCAATATTCTCTGTTACCTTGACGAGGTTCGGATCTCCAAGGTGGCGCGGTATCCGATCGACCCGCTGTTCTCGAACGTTTCTCTCCTATTGCACTGTCAAGGACCGAACGGTGGATCAACATTCACAGACTCGTCCGGTTATAATCAGACAATAACGAACGTCGGTGGAATCACTACGAGTACGGCTTCGTACCAGTTTGGCAACAGCTCGTTGTATTCTACGGGTGCAACGGGAAGCAATTATCTGTCGGTTAACTCTTCAGCCCTCGTATTCGGAACGAACAATTTCACTATCGAGTTTTGGATAAACGCGAGCGCTCCGAACTCGGGACAGAGATGTTTCGGAACCTTATCGCTCGGGTCTTACGGAACAAATAACTGGGCGATAGGGTTTAATGCAGGAGACGGAAGTTTGATCCATCTAGATTGTTTTAATGTGTCTGGTTTCCCCCAGATGCTGACATCAACGACTGCGATGACTCCTGGTACATGGTACCACATAGCCTTTACTAGAAACGGTTCGACATTTTACATGTTTCAAAATGGAGTATTACAAGCCAGTAAAACATCTGCTGTATCATTCGACGGTGGTGTTCAGCATGCCGTGTACATAGGTTGGTCTGGTTATTCTACATCGTCAGCGACAGAATATTTCAACGGTTACCTCTCAGACATACGCATTACAAACGGTGTCGCCCGGTACACTTCCAATTTCGCCGTTCCCACAGCCTCGTTCCCAAACTCGGCCAATTTCACTCCGTACAATTCCTATTTCACACCGGACGCCAACACGAGTTTACTGATTCATGCCGACGACACGACGGACGCTGCCCTAAGAGCACCCCTGAGTGCCAACGGAGCAACTGTGTCCACCTTGACCAAGTTCGGCACGGGTTCGCTGGGGTTCTCGGGGAACACGTACGCAAACACGAACTCATCGACAAACTACTATTTCGGCTCGAACAATTTCACGACGGAGTTTTGGTTTTTTAGTAATACATCGAATGTACAGACTCTGTTGACAAACCCTGGTGTATGGTCGCTGAGTACCGGTACTGCATATTATACATCTGGGCTACTGGCTTACTACGACTTTTCTAAAACAGCAAGCTATCCAGGAACTGGTACAGCGATAACAGACTTGTCAGGTAACAACAATAACTTGACTCTCACCGGTACATTCACATACTTTGCATCTCCGCCGTCTCTCATGATAGTCACTTCGGGTGCTTATGCATCCGGTACAACTATATCGGGAACGCCAACAGCAATAACCTGGGAGTATCTCGTGTATCAAATATCAACCGCAAACAACCCTGTTATCTTCAATAGTTTCGGTGGTTTTGCACAAGTAAGTGGTACGGACAACAAAATCAACACAAATCCAAATATGAACTTTACCACCAAAATGACTCTCGGAAGCTGGACACACGTCGCAATTACAGCAAATAGCTCAGCATGTGTGCTTTACATTAACGGAATCCAAGTTGAATCCCAAGCTGGTACAACAGGATTTATAAACTACAATCATATTGTAGGAAATTATCAACCTAGTACCACAGGATATTACATGAACGCCAAGCTTGGAATGCTAAGAGTGTACAACACTGCTCTCACTGCTTCGCAGGTCAGTGCAAACTACAATTCAGTAAAGTTTAACTGGAACGCCTACGGATTGCCGTGATCATAAATGTCTTAGTCACTAGTATGAGTCGGGTGTCCCTTGTGTCCTCCAATATCGGACCGAGTTTGATTGGCTCTCAACAAGTTTTGCCTAATACATGGAACCACTATGCCCTGACTAGATCCGGAAACGTAATCACCGGGTTCCTCAACGGTGTTCAGGATTTCCAGTACGTCACCTCAAACACCCTCGATGGTTCTTCAGGCGCCCAAATTTTGTCGATCGGAGGTGCCCCGAGCTCGAACGGCGGACTCGTAGGGAACATCGATGAACTTCGCGTTTCGAACGTCGCGCGGTACTGCTCGGTGAGTCTCCAGACCGCTCCGTTCCCTAGTCCCGTGCTTTACGAGTACCCTCCCGTGAGTCTTTCGACAACCGCATCAGGAACTAACCCTTCTTCGAGTCTCCTCAGTAATCTCGTCTACGGTAACGGAATTTATACAGCAAACGCCTCGAGCAACTCGGTCGGTATGCCTGCCTATATGGCCTTTGATAAAACATCGAACGAGTGGTTTGTGAGCTCAACAACAAACTGGGCCTCGAACGGAATTTACCAAGGCTCAGGGAGTCAACTCATCTCGGGAACCACATTCAGCGGAGATTGGATCTCTCTTCAGTTACCTTACCCTATATCGCTCCAAAGTTACCTCGTAACACCAGGGAGTCACGGTTTCAGCAGTTGGGTCCTTGCGGGTTCGAACGACGCAAACACATGGACCCTGGTGGACACGCAGTACAACGTTCCCGTGACCCCACGCTTCGCTCTGGACGGACTCTCGGCCAACGCTTTGACGAATGCAAACGGCCTGTTTTCGTGTTACCGGCTTTTGACGTCATGGACCGGGCCCGTCGTGAATATCCGCCGCGGTAGCGACAGCGCGACGCTCGATTTCTTTGCGGACAACCAAGGTAACCTTTGGAACAGTAACGTCAGCCTGGTCAATTGGGTCGGGTCCAGCAACGCCTATGTGACCACCTGGTACGATCAATCTGGAAAAGGCCACCATGCGACCCAGCCGACGGCATCGATCCAGCCGCAGTACAATGCGACCCTCAAACTGATAGACTTTACGAGCCCGAGCACATCTTCTAACGTGTACATGTTCTTGCCTTCAACAACATTCCCGACTATCACGACGCAATCAACGGTGTCAGTAAAATTAGGTAAAATAACAGCAGGAAGCGGTGTTATAGCACTGTCGGGAGGAAACGGTACAAATGGTTCGCAATATGGTATAACACTCGTAACGTCACAGTATTACTGGAATCAGGTTGGTGGAGCAGTGACTGCTGGTACAGCTGCTAGCGGTGATATTACGACATGGAAAATGGGTGGAACGTCCGGTACACAGGTTGCTTACCAAAACGCAAATCCATTTTTAACAACAAGTGCCGCTATTAATAGCGGATCAGCAGTACCTGCTTATCCAGATGCTATAGGTGGTTCAAATGGAAGTGTACTTAATACACCACTCGGATCCGGTCCACTCAACGGCCAACTGTACTTTTTGTCAATCTTTTACACTTGGTTGTCCGCCGCGGACACGCAGGTCGTCGAGGCTCAGAACTACGTTCCGTCCCAGGTGGCTCCAATTCCAGTCTCAGTCCCGCCGTCTCCACCTTATTCAAGTTACTTACTCATGGGAACCAAAGGTGCACTGGGGGCAACCTCGAACACGTTCGTGGGCGTGCCTCAGTTGTCCGCCGGAACCTCGAATGTTTACAGTTGGCCACAAAGCAACTTGGCGGTTGGTGTTACATCGACCGGTGGTAACCAGTACACAACCACCCTGAGCGGCCAGGCTTACGGTAATGGAAACTATGTGATGAACGCCAGTTCGATTTTCAACACAAACGCGCTCCCACCTTACTACGCGTTCGACAAGACGTCTGCGACGGAATGGGCTGCTACGACTACGACATACTCAGCGAGCACCCCTTACGGATACAGCGCCGGTACGTACTCTACGACTATACAGGGAATAAGCAGCCCTGTAGGAGGCGAATGGCTCCAGATTCAGTTTCCTTCGACAATCGTGATCACGAGTTACACATTGACTGCGCGTAACGACGGCTTTTTCAACCAGACACCGGCTGTTTGGTACATCGTGGGCTCGAACGACGGAAGCACGTGGTACTCGCTGGACTACCGTTCGCTTACGTACACGTCTGCCGGTCAATCGCAGACGTTCCCGGTTTCCACGACCGTTGCCTACTCATGGTACCGCATAGTCATCACGAACACGAGCGGGTCTACGAACGCCTCGATCGGCGAGCTCGTCTTTTCCTCCGTCCAAAACTACGCACCGATCCTGCAGACTGGTGTTGTCACAGGAACCACCTACGCGTTCCCGCTGAGTACTCTATCAGCTGCACCGACCTACGTAGGAAGCAACGTTTGGTCTTCGCTGGTCACTGGTCAGACGTCCGGAAACGGGACATACATAACAAACTGTAGCTCGAACGCAGCAGGCTACTATGCTTATCAGGCGTTCAGCCCATCGCTCGCTAGTCAATGGGCGTCTACGACTTCACCAGTCGGATACAACACATCAGTTCCCGCTTCATATATAGGCCCCTTTGTGACTTATGACACTCTCGGTAATTCTTACCCTGGCGAATGGGTCCAGGTACAACTGCCCACGCCGGTCACAACTACGAGCTACGTCGTCGGCCCAGGTCAGGGATCAGGATACACTTACCAGTCCCCAGTCAAATGGTACATCCTAGGTTCGATGGACGGGGTCAACTGGCGTCTCATGGACACGAGGACGTACACGTGGAGCTCGACGGCGAACCAAACGTTCACATTCACAACGCCTGGACAGTACTCGACATTTCGCATGGTCATGAATCAGTTGCAAAACGGCACATCTTATGGACCCGTAGCAGTAATTTGCAACTTCCAAATCAACACCACCAGCGTCTTCACCGCCAACACCGGCGGAATATCGGAGCTGCGGCTTCTCAGTAATACCCTCGTGTACGAGTACCCGCCGGCGAGCCTGGTAACGGGTGTCTCGGGTACGAATCCAAGTACGACAGTTCTTTCAAATTTAGCATATGGTAACGGAACCTATATATGTAACGCAAGTAGTTATTACTCTTCATTAACTTTACCATGTAATCCATTCAGTAAAAGTGGACCTGGAACACCGACTTATTGGACAGCTGGTAACAATTATTACTACGGTGCAAACACTACTTATTCCGGTCCAACTACTGCTCTATTCACTACTAATGTGGGATCTACAAATTATTATGGTGAGTGGGTGTCATTAACACTTCCTGGACCTATAATATTATCTAGTTACTCTGTTACAACTTCTCAAATAAATCAATCTGGTTCACAGGCAATAGTGAGTTGGGTGCTTGTAGGATCTAATGATGGAACAACCTGGTATCTTGTCGACTCAAAATCGGGTGTTATATGGTCGACAACTTTGACCGTACAGAGTTACACAGTATCCGCCAGTAATGCATATTCTATATACCGAATAGTGCCTTTGCAGTCCTATAATTCGGTCACAGTTTCATTCACCCAGTTGCGCCTGTTCACGACCCAGCCCCTTTACGAGTACCCGCCGAGCTCTCTGGCGACGGGTGTATCGGGGACCCAGCCCAGTACTACCGTGGTGACCGGCCAGGCTTACGGTAACGGCACTTATGTGGCGAACGCCAGCAGCTACTTCGGAACGTTGTACGCGTACCAGGCATTCGACAAGACGGCACAGTCTTCAGGGGGAGCTAATGGATGGGCCTCCACAACCGGAGTGTACAATACAACATCGGGAGTTTACACCGGGTCGAAATCGCTCGGTGGCGTTTCGGGTGAGTGGCTCAGTATCCAGTTCCCTTCGTCGGTATCAGTCACGAGCTACTCCATCACAGGTCAGTACAATTTCAACGATTGGATGCTGCAAGCACCGGCTTCGTTCACGGTTCTAGGATCGACCAACGGAACGACATGGGTCACACTGGACACGAGATCGGGTCTGACATGGACAACCTCGGGACAGGTTCAGACTTTTTACATTTCAAGTCCTTCGTTTTACTCTTATTACGCTATGGTTGTAACCACAGTAGGACTCAACTGTTACGACGCGTGTACAGCTATCGCAGAGTGGCGTCTCTTTTCGAGCGTTCCTTTGATCGGCCCGCCTCTCGCCCTTACCCCGGCATACCCCTTGGACTCGCTTTCCTCAACAGCCTTGTCCAGTGCCAACGGACTCTTTTCGACAAAAAGGCTACTCTCAAAGTACCAAGGCCCCGTGGTGAACCTTCGTAGGTCCTCCGACTCTGCCACTTTGGACTTTTTTGCAGATGCCCTCGGTAACCTTTTCAACGGCCGCCAGACCGTCCAGGGGTGGCTCGCGGGTGCGACGGCCTATGTTACCACGTGGTACGACCAGTCTGGCCAAGGGAACCACGCGACGCAGGCGACGACATCACTCCAACCAACCTACAACTCGAACACGAAAGCAATAGTACTAAATTCCACTTATTTCCAACTTCCAAGTCTTCCGAGTGGAAATAGTCCTTACACTTATACTATCAAAGTTTCGAATGTTGCATTTGTGTCTTCTTATTCCATTTATGTCACAGGTGGAAACTATGTTGCAAATCAAAATATAGAATTGTTTTCGAATCCCACTAATGTTATACATTCATGGGTTTCTAGCGACATGACAACCGCCACAACGGCTACAACAAATCAATTTTTTACATTTTCCTATGACCAAACGAACAGATACACGTTTCTCAATGGATCACTTCAGACCACACTGGCTTCATCATCGCATGCACAGGTAAATAGCAACAATTATATAGGATACGATCCTCGTGGGTACTACTCGGCCAGTTCACTCACATCAATATCCATATTAAGTAGTAATGTTTCAACTTCCGACCGTCTCATTGTCGAGGCCCAGCCGTGAAAAGGATTTTCACCCGACCCGCGCGGGTTCCTCGGCGAGTTAAACTCTGCTCTACAAATAAAGAATGCCGGAGTGCGGAGCGCCTCGAGCGTTCGGCCGAGGTGCGTGCAGGAACACGGTGGCTGACGGTCGGTGTCACCTGCACAGGGACCCTGCGGGCGCAGCAGCCGCGGAGTGTCCCGTGTGTCTCGCCGCGCTTACAGGTCCGTGCAAGACTCTAGAGTGTGGTCACGTTTTCCACCGCAGGTGTCTCCTGAGCTGGAAAAATCGCGGCCACCACACGTGTCCTATGTGCCGGGCAAGCTTCGCCCCGCCCCCGCCCGAGTACAGGGTCACGGTCACAGTGACACCTCTAGGCAGAGAGCCCCGGGTCTTTACCGCAAACACTTTGCCGGACATGTTGCGGAACATGGTCACGCCCGACGTGGACATGACTGAAATATTCATAGACGTAAACACACTTGAGAGTCTAAGAGCGATCCTGGGTGACCTAGGTGTTGCCGAGGGTGCTGAGTTCTAGGGGGTCCTTTAGGACCAAGACCTCTAAAAACGTCTCTCCATTCTGTTAAGCTCGGGACTCTCATAGGTTACGCGAGGACGTGGCGGGGTCTGTGGACGCCGGTTGGGAACCAGTTCCTGAACTTCCCCGATGAGCCTCTGGTAGACTGGTCCACCCGGACGATGTCTCCAGTTCCTGAGTGTTCTGTAAATAACCTTGACCATGTGTCTCCGGCGCAAGATGTGTTCTTTGAGTGCATTCACAAACGGCTGTTTCTGATTCCGAGCCATCTGACGCAACAGAACTCCACTGTTGCGTCCGATGTTCGCCTGAGACTGTTGTTCCTTTTGGAGTCTGGTAACGAGATTCACCCGCTTCGCGACGTACATGTTTGTGTTCGCCGCGTTTTTCCGGTTTAGGCGCTCAATCTCAGCCTCGAGTTTCTGTATAGTCATGTAGACGTCACTTGCCCTGGAACTGAGTACGTTGAGACGACTGCGGACGTTCATACCATAAGCACCTAAAAACGCCGGCGCTTCCCGCTCTCACTGTTGCTGTTAGGAAACAGTGGACCGCGCGACATTTTCAAGAGAGCCAGGACCGCACCGCGGTGTGGCGACGGTTCTATTTTGGGAAGAGGCTGCGTTGTTGCTGCTCCCGCGAGAAATCTCTGATGAGCGCGGTTGTAGGCAGGCCCACCGGGAACATAGTTTGCAGCGAGTATCGTATGTATGTGCTTACCGAGCATACTGGCTATTCTACGAGCAGCAAAACGTTCACGGAGCGACTGAGCCTTGATCGTGTTCTGGGGATTAGGGTAAACCTGTTGTCCATAAGTCACCATATTCTCTAGAGCATTCTTGCGTTTTCTGGATGCATTCGACTGCTTATTGTAAAACGGTTTGAAAAGCTTTTCGTACTTGTTCTTTAGAGCCTCCTCTTCACGAATCCTTTGCTTATTGAGTTCGATCATCATTTTCTCGAGGTTGTTGTGCCTCCGATGCTCGTTGATAAGTTCGCGCCTCTTTTTATTTATATGTTTCTGAAGTTCGTGACCAGACATGGGCTGCATTACCTTGAGCGACGATTTTTGCTGTAGACTCCAGACTTGGCACCCTTCTTGACGCAGTAGCATCCACAGTACTGGTTGTAGTCCAGGCCGGGATAAGTCCGGGACGCTTTACGAGGGTCCACTATAGTCTTTCCCCTGGCGTCCACAAGGATCGGAGGTCCCTGCCACCCCTGCTTGTGACTCCATAGGTTCACTGGTACCGTGACAGACCTACGACCGACCAACGATGGAACGTTCCCCAAAGGTACCCTTAGGAACTTGGCTATGGATGCGCGGGTGTCACCACTCTTTACGACCCACTTGACCCCGCGCACCTGTTTGTAAAAATGGAAATCGCCCTGGCGCGCGACGAAATTCATAATCTTGTAAAAGCCGCGGCGACAGGGAACATTCTCACGAGCCGCATACACCTTGCCCGGGTTGTCCGCCAGGATCCGCCGACGGAGGTCGCCGCACCGGGTAAAACTCCGATTGGTCGAAAATCCAGCGCGGTTCCCCGGGGTACTCTTTACGGTCCGGGTGCGCTCAAAGTCCCCGATGGCGTAGTCGTAGCAGTTGTCCGAGTCCACGGCCGAGTTCCACGGACTCGTGCTGAAAATGGGCTCGAAGCCGCTGAGGGGGAGTGGTCCTGGGAACATACCTACTAGAGACACAGAAATTTCCGCGCTCCTAGTAAATGGAGTACATGGTGACAGACGTCAACAAATACCCACGGATCACACACAAGCCGAGCGGGGCATTTGTGGTTCTGGAACCTACGCGTAACGGCTGGAGTCTGGCGAAAGGAATGACCCCCGTGGAGCATCGTGGCAAGGGCATAGGTTCAGACCTTCGTGCACTTGCAACTCTGTTTGCACACTCGACTAAAAAAAAGATTACACACCATGGAATAAACATCAACAAGCCGTACAGCAACAACGTGTCACCTTCGACGCGTATAGTCCGTCGGCTCGGATGGAGATCCACTGGTAACTACAATTCAGAGTTTGACCCTGCGCTGAACGACATTTCCAAAGCTATGAAACAGCTCGGGCTCGCACGTCAACCGCTCAGAGCCCTTCCTGGTAACCAACAAAGACCTGGCCGTCCTTCTCGCAAGTCGGGTAGCCCTTGACGAAATCGGGACACTTGAAGTTTTTGCAGTCGAAAAACTCGCTACGGCCCTGCAGGTTGTTCAGCTGCTTGACCGTCCACGGACAGTCCATCGAGCCATAGACCCGGACCTTGGACCCGTCCGCTGCCGGAACCTTCCGGACCTGAAGTATGATCAACACCACTAGAACAGCGAGCACGGCAAAGATCACAGCACGCATTTAGAGATTGCAAAGAAATTATACCCATGGAAGTTTCTGAGCATCTCAGCTGTCCGTGTAGACCTGGTCGACAGTACAAAGACCTAAAGCAACATCAAAAAACAAAGATGCACCTCGCATGGGTTTCTCAGCAAGAACTCAAGGACACACGTATTCAATCAAAGACGTACGAAAATGAACTCGAGAGACTACGCAGACGCTTAGAACACAAGGAGGCAATCGAAGCTGAACTGCTGTACAAAATAAGAATTCTCGAAAAGAATCTAAAGGATGCGGGTGTTTTCCTCTAAGGAACGCGAACCTCCCTGTTGACCATCTTTCTAGCGTTTATCGGATCTCTGGTCCGGACGAGAATGTACCGTGCGCCGCTCGGCTTGACGAGGATCGGGTGTCCCTTGTAGAATCCGTGACCTAGGTTCTTGCGGGACGAACTCTTGCCAGGCTTGGTCACGACGACCCGCGGAGGTCTCGTACCGCTCAGAACCGTCGGGCGTTCTTCTTCCGTGCCCCAGACAGAGTACGCCCGGTGGCTCACGCCTTCGCGCTTCTGGACCGGGGGCAGAATAGTGACGTTGCTGTTCCGGAGCGCATCGCGAACCTTGGACCAGGCGCCCTGTTCCACGGACCGCGAAATGAGTTGACGGGCCCTCGGGGTGTTGCCCGTTTTCGACAGAATTTCCCGAGCAGTCCGGGGCTTGGACTTCATGACCTCGCGGAACCGCTCGTTGACCGTAGGCTCGGACAGTTTCTCGAGTGCTCTCCGGTGCGGCGAAGGGACCCGGGGCAGTTTGCGCTCGAGCCCGATCCATAGGTTCTCATTGAGTCCATGCTCGGCAATGTACTCGCGAATCTTCTCGCGGCGCTCACGAGCCTCCTCGTTGCGCAGCGGCGACAGGTTACGCAGGTACCTTTGGGGAGCCTTGCGCGCCCCGAAATTTGGACGTTCCACGCCTTCCGGCCACGTGATCCGCTTGGGACTCTGGGGACCCTCCAAGCGAAACTCCTCAGGCATCTTGCGCTTGACACCAACACCCTTTGAGATCACGGGAGTCATAAATAGCCGCTCGTTCGCCGGACCACGCGGGCGTGGGGCCCTGGGACCGGGTCTGACTGGCGGCCGCTTCCCGGGAACGCCCCGACGCTTCTTTTTCGAAGAATTCCGGCCCAGGGAAAACACATTCGGACCAGTGAAACGCTCTGCGCGTACCCGCTTAGATGAGTTAGAAGGCTCGTTGCGCTTACGTTTACCCAGGATACTCTTGGGAACCAGGAAGTTCCCACGGAACTTAAACGGAGTCATCTTGCGGTACTCAGCGAGCTTACCCGGTACGAGCCGCAGAGCCTTGGGTAGGCCAAAGAGTCTAAAAAGCAACTGGAACTCCTTGCGGCTCTTGCCCGTGAGCATGTCGTAAGCAGCCTCTAGGTTCGCGTCAGAGGCCGGTGCTGGCTTCAGACCCTTGGACGCAAAGTACTTGCGCGCTCTTAGTAGTTTAGGTGGGTAGTGGACCCGCATCGCCTCGTTGAAAATCTCTGCAC